AACTTTATCGGTAATAAAGCCGGTAATAATGCCAGTGATAAAGTCGATGACATTACCAGTAATAAAACCAGTAACAATGCCGATGATAAAACCGACAACATTGCCGGCAATAAAGCCGGCAACATTACCGGTAATAGAGCCGGAAATAATGCCAGTAATAAAGCTAACTACATTACTAGTAATAAAGTCGGAAACATTGCCGGTAATAAAACCGGCAACAATGCCGATGATAAAACCAACAACAATACTGGTAATAAAAATGGCAACATTGTCGATAATAAAGCTGACAACAATGCCGGTAATAAAGCCGGTAACATTGCCGATAATAAAACTGGCAACATTGTCGGTAATAAAGTCGGTAATAAAGCTGGCAACAATGCCAATGATAAAGCCAACAATAATGCCGTTGATAAAGCCGGTAACATTACCGATGATAAAGCCGCCAACAATGCCGATAATAAAACCGGCAACATTGCCGATGATAAAACCAACAATAATGCTGATGATAAAACCGGCAATAATACCAATGATAAAATCAGCAACATTGCTGATGATAAAATTGGCAACATTGTCGATGATAATGATAAAGCCAAAAATATTGCTGATAATACTTCTGGCAACAATATTGGTGATAAGGCTGATAATAAAACTGGCAATGTTGGTAAAAGTGCAGGTGATAAGGCCGGCAATAATGCTGATAATAAAATCGACAATAATATCGGTAACGATGTTCATAACAATGTTATTGATGATGGTTATGCTATTAATCCTCTAACAATCGGTAGATCGGTGTACCAGGACATGGCCGTCCATAAGGACGATCAGGAGGCGGATTTGTATGTTAGATATGACCCTAAAAGCAAATCGGTAAATCTAAAAAATTTAAATCTAAGGTTGGACGATACGCGGAGGATCAAGGAGATCATTTTGGTGGACTATTATTTGCCCAGGAGCACCTATAATGTGACACGATTTAACAATAAACTAATCGTTTCCTGTGGTACGGTTGAAAAAATAACATTAGTGCCTGGTAGGTACACGTGCGACCAGATATTGGAGATGATTGGTGCAAAATTGTCCTTTATTAGGGTAGGATTTAAGGATGGGAAAGTTTGTATTGCCCATAAATTGCATGAAAAATTGGAGCTTATATGGGACAATGAATCGATCCTACCATTGTTGGGATTTAAGGAGGATGTCTACCGTGGACAGGAATCCTATCTTGCCCTGGGGACCTTCATCGAAGATCCTCAGGAGAATGTATATATTAGCTTTCCCGGTTCGTCCATAGAATCCATAGAGTTAGTGTTAGGGCAAGAAACACGGATAGGGCGTAGTCTGCGCTCCTCTAGGATGGGTTTCTTTTTGAGACAGATGCCCCTCAGGCTGTATAATGTTTTGAGACAAACCTATGATTTTTTAGAACCCTTTTGGATCCGTTTCCATGTTGTCTACCTAAAACGTGTTTAGGATCACATTTGGGTCCCGGTCTTCCCGGGGCCGGATGGTTGCGAAAGTAGACATTACGGCAGGCATTAATCTCCTCAAAGGTGAGTGGATTCTGGATGATCTCCTGATAGCTCTCACCGGCGAGTAAACGGATCAGAAAGTTACAACAATAGACACCACATTCCGAGCTATCCTGCTGTATTTTTTTCTGATTGTAATGATAGTGTGCATTCTGCCCGGTCATCTGACGGTAATAATGTAGATAATTATTGATAACCCGTTCTATTTTGGATAATGGTTTTTTGCCCACCGGATCGAAAAAATAGATGTCACCCCGGTCTACATGAATGTAGAGTGCTACCCAATGTGAACCCGGGTTGCCGTATTCATCAGTGTTGAAAATGATGCCCAATCGTTTACCACGATATTTGGCGAATTTGATATTATAGAGCGGACAAAAATCAAGTTCGTCACAGTTGGAGGGGACCGCTCCCAAAAAAATAAAATCTGGATACTCCTTCTCATACTGGCGCATGATATTTTCGATGTCTGTGGTACTCAGCCAGGCCTGCGGGTCCTCGGGTCCGATGGGCCGGTAGGATTCCTGGACCAGTTTTTTTTCCAAAGGAGTTAGTCCCTGATAGAAGGGCGAATCGAAAAGACAAAGTTCATGGCTACATTGTATCCGGCGGAGTAGCTCCCGAAAGGTGTCCTCAGGACTACCGATAGGAATGGGCTGTTCTCCCGGATGTCTTAATCTGTTTTTGACAAGATAACGGTTATAGGCATCCACCAGTACGCGTATTGCGTCCGCTCCAGGACAAGGGTTCCCATATCTTCCGGGTGCACAATAATTCATTAATTATGGGTAGATACTTTTTCACGTGATTTATACATTGTCCTCCAGGCACTGGGCTCACTGTAGAGCGGCCTATAGTTGGTCCCCGGATGTAATTTTTGGTACTCCTGATGTATCCATTCGAAGATTTTTTTAGAATCCTGCCGGTCTACCTTCTGGAGGTATTGGAGCAACCGACCGAGCAGGTCAGGATGCTTACGGTAGAAGAGCACATAGTCCCAAAATTGTTTTAATTTTGGAATTTGTCGGTAGAACCATTGTGTGTCCGCCCGGATAAGATGTCGGGAGGCCACTTTGAGCCGCCAGTAGATAACACGGTCCAAAAAATAGTTCTGGAAGTCGGAGTCCTCCTGGAGGCGCATGGTTTCCTGGGCAATCCACTTTTGGACCTGGGCAGGGTCCATGTGCAGCTTGGGCGGATAGATGTAGACGGAGTTGAGCACACAGGTTTCCTCGTTCTGGAGGTTGAGCATCTTCCGGGGGAACAGACGGACGAGACACCCTTTTTCGAGCATGGTTGTCCGAGAGAGGCCGGCAATCCCAGGATGTTCGTCCTGAAGATACTCCTGGAAGGAATCATACTCCTCTACGGAAAACTGGAGGAAATCGCATTCGTCCAGCCCGGTAACGAATAGTTGTGTTTGTATCTGTACCATATAATAGTGGGGACAAATTTCACCATCCAATTTACCCTGCAATCGGATCCGCCGATATTTGGGAAATTTAATCTCGATGAGCCTCCCGACGAGCCGGGAATATTGACCGTCCAGGGTCTGCGGCCCACAAATACCGTCCGGACTGGCACCGATGAACGGATAGACTTCGCTCTGGAGAACCCCAAACTCATGGACCCTAATATTGTTCCGGTAGGCGTAGTACATACTACCAATCTTTTCATACTTTTTTCCATGGTGTACCGTCAGGTTGTCCTCATAGGGTTTACCCTGCCCGCATTTTTCTAGGAGCAGCTCGATAGGATATTTATAGGGATCCTCGTCCAGAACAGTTGCTATACTAGTGGCCGTGAGACAGGAGTTGCGCTGGCGATACCATTCCGGAGACCTCTGGGCATAACAAGGTTTTTGGAGCAACTTTTGGAACTGTTGGTACCTTTTGAGGTGGACCTCCTGAAAAGACTCTAGGTTGGGAACATCATACTGATGGTCGACAAGACCATCGCGAACTGATGTGTCATCAGCGAGCAATTCCGGACGATTATAGAGGCTACATTTGTTATATATATAGTACGGCTCCAACTTTCGTGCGACCAGATAGGTAACCAGCAACTTTGTTTTTTTACGCGACACAAATCCATCCTGCTGGTGCACATAACGTGTTACCTTTTGGATAACCTTATGATAATTTTGAAGTAAAGGTCCCTGTTTTTGTATTATCTTTTGCAATGCTCGATCGACCATGGTATTGTAATAAACGAGATCTTCCATCTACTCAATAGTTTTTATTATAAATTTTATATTCAATTTTCAAATTTAAAATTGATTTTTTAATTGTATTCGATTCCTCATAATAAGTATAATATTATACTAACCAGGATAGGTATTCAGATGCAATTACATTCGGTCTATTATTGTATTTTTTACAATTGTTGCGATAAAATATTCCAAAGATTTGCTCAAGTAGTTGAAGTACTCAACAAAATAAACGTTCAGGAGCAAAAAAATTACTTTAAAAAATGTGAACTTTGTTCTGTTGAACTTTGTAATTATTATTTAAATATGATATCAAGCTTGAAAAAATTTATAGAATCTTTAGGAAAAATAGGTACCCCTATGTTGATTATGGGTACGTTAATGCACCATTTCAAATTAATGACCGGCTATTATTTGAACCAATTAGAACAGCATAATTTTTACAAAAGATTGGCCGTGGACCCTTTGCCCAAGAAATACTATATTACGAAAAAAAATAATGGAACATGCCTGATCAAAGTACACGCATACCTACCCGATGTGGACGAACCATCCGCTAAAAGACGTAGGCTAAACTAGATTTGAGAGCTTGTTTATCGGTCAATCATCCTAAACAAACGGAATTATCAGGACATCATGAACATCATCAATTAATCAATAAACCTAATAATTACTAGATATATGGCCATTTATCCATCAGCCATTCCAAATGTATCATTCATATCATTAATGATATGAATGAATAATCATTATGACATTATTCTACAATATTTTTTGTAGATCTACAAAAAATATTAGTAGAATAATTAGCCACATTTTGATTTTTTTTATATAGTCGTTCCAATAGACTAATGATTAACTATATTTTGATGATCTACATATTAATGGTTTCATCCGGAAGGGATTTTATTGGTGGACAAGTGATAAATGTTTGGATACATCTTTCCAAAAGTTGGTTCTTTGAAAACATAGGCGAGCATTCTGAGCAACGGATGGAGTAATGCAAGACGCGTTATCATACTAGGATCCCTAGAAATGAGCCATTGGTAGAGTGGATTCTCCAGAACAGGTGGTGATCCGGTTGCGATCATTTCTAGAAAATGGGACATTTTTTCTACCTCTATAGAATTGATCATAGATACCATACTGAGATAGTCATGATAGATCTCAGGATACTTTAAATATAACTCTTTTAATGTATTTTCTAGACGGAAAAGTGCCAAACGTAGATTTGCGGTGGACATCCGGGCGGATTCTTTTTCGCTAATTCCTGGTTCTGTTTGCTCGAGGATCTCTTCACCAATAATCGCCAATTTTTCATGGGCCTGATCCTGATGGATTTCTACCAAGAATGTACGCGGTATCCGTTGTGCAATCGCCCAAGAGAGATCCTCCAGAACGATCGCTGGCGGGTTGTCCGACCATAATAACGGACGCCCCATTTTGGGAACCATTCGTAAGACTACTAGTAATGTTACATGTCGCCCCAAAGATAAGGATAAAGGGATATAGGTGTATGCCCTAATGTTCTTAGAGATTGGCGAAATACTTTTCCGGATCAAAAGTTCTATTAGTTCCTCAAAAGTTTTATCTATTTCTCTGGAAATTTCCTTTAATATATGGTAAACTTTTCCCATTAAATATTTATGATAAAATCTTATCTATAGATATAAAATGAACTCTGCAATGCCACATCTACATTATCAATCTTTTTATGACTGGAGCAATTCTGATGCCTGGAACAAAATGTTCAACAAAATGTTCCAGGAACTAAGTCCTAATTTTTGGACGCCTTGTTGGGATCAGCATAATATAGTCTACTACCCTCCAGATTCTCGCAAAACGAAATTTCTGCCCGCCCAAACGACTATGAATCCTATGGTTCCAAATACCCAACAGGTTGGGGGCGCATCCAAAAAAAATAAAAGGAAATGTTTCTGTGGACATTAGGATAAACAAGAAATCTTATCTATTAATTAATGGAAAATCTCTATGATGATATTTTCACCATTATTTTCCAATATTTGGAAGACTTAGATTATGTCCGGTTCCTGATGACCTGCCAAACATTCTACCATCGCTTCCGTCTAATGAGACCAATAGTACAAGCTTATCCAGTTTCATTAATAGTACATGTTGTTGATCAATTTTATTTTACCAATGTCATCTATGATCTAAAACAATTATGCTCAAATCTTCTTCCCAGCGGATTGGAAAGTCTCACAATACGTTTTGGCTGTACCTTACAAAAACCGATCACTCTACGCAGACTACCCTCGGCGCTCGTACTAGAACAATGCTATGAATATCCGTTCGAACTGCTAGATATACTGATTTCTAGCCGATTAACCTCATTAAAGATTAAAAATATACCTCCATATATTGACCTCCAACGTTTGGTCAACCTAAAACATTTGGACTTATACATCTACAATCGTCCCAATATTTTAGACTCACTAACACAACTGGTATCGCTCAAACTACATATTGTTGTATGTCCGATCCATCATGTACCATCTACGCTTACCAATCTGATGATTCATGTACTCTATTCTTCGGACAATTATAATATACTACAATTGGATGCATATCCAAAATATCTGCGTATCCTCCATGTTCCCCAACTACCCGTCTATGGCTCTCCTCTACCGGAGTCCTTAGAATCACTAAAATTCTCCTATTTTAGGAGATCGGACGAGAGTCTGCCCAACTTCCCAAAAAATCTGACCCATCTGGACATTCCCAAGATGAGCATGGTCCAATATTTTTGGGAAAATCTTTCCCAACTGGTCGGTTTAAAATTGTCCAACGATCATTGTGATCAATGGGAATATTTGGACTATATGACCCGTCTCAAAATCCTTTCCTTCTCTATATATTCCCATCTAATAGATGTTCCCCAGATGTCCCATTTACGAAAACTACATATAGGTGCCTATTTATCCATGCCTAGACTCACTATTAGTCTACCTGTCTTGGAAAAATTAACATTGATAGAACTAAGAACACTCAAATATAAATATATGCATACTATTTTTCCACGATTAGACCTCGAAACACCGCAGCTCAAGAGTCTCAGGCTCGAGGGTAATTTGGAGGACCTAACTTTCCTAGGAACGTGCTCTAGACTAGAACATTTAGTACTACGGGGCACCACGGTGGTCATCAGACAAATACCTACAACCCTGACTCATCTGGAGACAGAATTTTTGGATACACCATGCCTAGATCTTTCCGGACATACCCTTCTAAAGAATCTATTATTACATACTATTCATCCCGAACCTATCGATCTACACTTACCCTGCCAAATTATTCGGTTAGAATTGAATAATTTTCGGAACTATACTTTAGAACTACCCAAATGCCTCCGACAGCTCAAACTAGAACATATCACACTTAAATATCCATTAGAATTACCCCAAAAATTAACCCGGCTAGAACTATATTATTGTAAAGTTAAAATTTCAGAAATACCTCCAAATTTAACTAATATACTCTACAATGGGAAAAATAAAGAATTAATCCGTAAAATTAAATCATGGATGGATAGTTCACCCAAAATTATTAAATTTTGGGATCTGGATACAAGATTTTTTAAGGATGGATGACCAATTTATTAAAATAATAAATTTTAATAAATTGACATCAAGAATGGATGACCGACATCCTAGAATAAAAGGAAAGGTAAAAATACTATGATGGGTGAAATATATGTTGCTGCCGAGATGAGGGGCGGATTAAATGGACCGAGCGAATTATTAGAAACAGGATAGATATTATCCAAAATAAAATGGAAATCCTGACACCAAAAACGAAGTACAATGATATTATGGGATGCTAAAATTTTGGAATAAATGCCTGCTGAATATTGTTGCCCATATCTTTGTTGGCGGATAGGGTCCAACACATAACATTGGTTCCAATAGATGGTAACATTGAGCCATTCGGAGCCCCTATTCAGGAATGCGATTACCAATGATCCGTCCGATAAAAATTTGGCCCATACATCAGAAACTATCATTTTGGCCTGGATTCCGAGAATATCCTGGTTGAGGGCAATGATCTCCCTATTTTTGATCAGTGAGGTGATCTCCGATGACATCTGGTCTAAATCATTTCCCAAAAGTAAAGGTGAGTTTAAAATTGACCAAAGTACAAAATGGCTCTGGGATTCTCCAAAGGTCAGAGGCGTGTTTCCTACCTCGAGCATGTCCAGATCATTCCATCCGCCCGGACCAGAATATTTTTCCAGACCGACACTCTGATCTAGAATAGAGAGGATACTTTGCCATTCTGGACGTATATCAAAAGCAATCCTCCAAGAATTACCCACATTCCTACCCCAGAGCCAGGGAGAATCTAGTCCCCAAGAGATAATACTTAATACCATACTCCGATTAGTGGACATAATCGCATCCCGGAATTTTAGATAGGTTGATGCCGTATAAGTATCCGTACTACTACAATAATCAACCTTAACATAGTCTACACCCCAGATGGCAAAGGTCAACATATCCAGATATTCATAACCATAACTGCCAATACAACCTCCACAAGTTGTCGGACCAGCGTCCGTATAAAGTCCGAATTTAAGGCCCAATGAATGTAGGTAAGATGCTAGCATAAACATCCCATTTGGAAATCTGACGGGATCGGCCAGAAGGACTCCATTCGAATTCCTACCGATAAAGCAGGGTTCGTCTACAATAAGATATTGGTAGCCTAGTTTGGGCAAATCTAACCGTACCATAGCCTGTGCAATTTGGAGGACTATAGATTCATTAACCATCATGCCATAGGTGTTCCAGGTAGAATATCCCATGGGCGGGGTGGCCGTCTTTTCTAAAACAGCCCCTGTTTTTACTATAAGGCAGAATAGGATTATGAGAATATGCATTTCTAATATATAATTAGTTTGGTACAATACATTATACTATTTAAATTTCAAATTTATTAATCAGAAATTATCCACTCTGCCCATCAATTATAATAGCAAATAATATTATGGTCAATCTATTTTATGATGCTTTTTATGATCCTAGTTATGAGAATCCGATCGGCTGCTATCCAAATAGAACCATCGATCCGGAACAATCAGTTATCAGAATCATTGGTAACGATGGCATTTTTATCCGGACCCCATTAACCAATTCAAGTTATATCCAATGGGAGGGTCGGTCGGCATTGGTTACCTGGACCTTCCAAAAACCGATCGATCTATCGGCCATTAAAGCATTTTATTTCAATGCTAAAATAACCGGCACCGAAATACTTATAATTTTAGAAATCAATGATGTTCGGGTCACCCGGGTCAAAGATCATGCATCACTACAATTTCCGACCGTTTCCAAATATCATTTCGATCTAGATGGGAGAAATCTAACCAATGTTTCCAAAATATCATTAACTATTACATCTATAGCTTTAAAAATCCTTCTTTATGGAGTGGCCTGTGAATATGATACACATATAGTTCCTTTTTATGACAATTTTACACTATATCAAACCGTACGGAGTACCGGACCGTACGGAGTACCGGACCGTACGGAGTACCGGAATCATAAGTGCTGATCTGATCAGCGATGGTAGTTTTTCTTTAGATAATAGGATTAATATTGTACGTAAATTAGGTGCCCATGGCAATTTCGGTAATCTAACGATTTTTGGAGCCTTCGATAGACCAGTTACGACGCAAGGTGCCAGCCTCACTGGAGAAGTCGGAGCCATCATCTATGAAACATTCTTCCCTGATTATCCTCGCAATATTTACTATTTTCAAATGCCATATTATGTAAATAACATCAGTGGTGTTCCATCAAAATTATCCTTTGGTACGGATATTGAATTCCATCATACTATACCCTCCATTTTCCCATTGGTCACAACAACCATCAGAACCACGGGCGAAAGAGTACTCTCCAATCTTATTGATATGGTTGCAAATCGTAATTTTGGGATTTTGATAGGCAGTCTCAATTCGGGTGGATCCCTGGAGATAACCTTATTTTATGCTGCAGCACTTGTTAAAGGTCCTAACCCTTAATTATGATGAATTGGATCATCAAAATAAAATAGGATATTCTACCATTAATGCGATTTTAATTTTTTATGGATGGTCGCCATCTAAAGATGGACGCCATCTAAAGATGGACGCCATCTAAAGATGGTCGCCATTTAAAAATGGTCGCCATCAAAACAGTACATTGGGTGAAATAGATTATCAAGATAGGAATATTATTAAAATAGCTCGTTTTACAAAGTATTCTACCGTGTAAAACGAGTTGATCAAATAATTTATTCAACTTGATTATGTTGTTCACCATATTTAACTGGTTATCCGGACGACTTTAATCAATATAGTATGTTCGATAATCTAGATCATATCAAGGCAGAATATTACTATGGTGTATTTTATAGGGTATCTTATGTATAGTTAATTATTCCATTATTTCACTTTATTCATTGATTTGGGCAAATCTATTGATTATTTTAGTTGTAATCGTCCGCGCGCGTAATCGACGAGCTGTCGCATCTGTCGGAAAAGGATGGAATTAGCATGGGATTTTAGACGTGATTGGTAAATATTGATCATCAACAAGATGACCAATAATGTAATAGCACAAAGTATTAAATTCCCATGAAATTTTTGATAGTTTAAGAATCCACCTTTTTGGAATTTTTTAGAATATTTTGTAATCACGATAATAATTATGATGATAATAATAATTACGATGGCAATCGTGACAATAATTCCACCTGTTGAACCAAAAATGAGGCCAAAAAAACTTGTACCCGAAGATTCTGCCTTTTGTTCCGATTCTACCCGGTTCACCAGATCCTGTAGGGCATCCAGTTGGCAGGCCATCCGTGCGGTTGCATTTTGTATGACGACCAGTTGACAGGCGGTCACATCAGCACCTTTAATTTCTACCTTATTGGTGGCCGATGCGGCTTCACATTTAGTGGTCAATTTTTGGCTAATTTGATTTTGGATATCATTAACATTAGTTGAAACGGCAAATCCTAGGGCTGCCTGGGCATTGCTCTCCATTTTGGAGATAGTTTCGGCCAGCTGTTTTTGTAGTGTATTAATAACACATTGGGCGTCTAGTACAGCATTCTGTTCAATATGTAAACCTTTGGAACTGGGTGGACAGTGGGCCGGTTGCGTATATGTGATATCTTCTAAATTGGTAACATTAATCGCATTGGGTATAGCACAACCTGCATATACACTTGATGAAAAATCATTATTAACTCTCGTTCTATTAACCGAAACTGCCGGTCCCATAAAAGCTATATTTTATAGATAATATTTCATGTTTTTAGCCAAAGGTTTTTGTAACCTTTCCTGTCCCTTTTCAGAACTTTCTGAATTCTTTTCGCCCATTTTAAGTATATTACGTTCCTCGGTATCAAAAATTTTTTTACGCATTTCTGCTTTTTCCATAGCATATCGTACCTGTTCGGTGAGTTCGGTATCGTCCAAATCCTCCGTTTCCTCTTTTTCGACATCTTTTTGTGTTTTTTCCTCCGGACTTTGATCGGTCCCTACTAATTTCTCTTTGGGTTGATTAGACTTATCAGTAGAGGTTTCGGAGCTAAAAACTTTTTCCTGCAGCCGGTAAAGTTCCGAGGTAGAAACATCCTCATCATCGAAGGTGGGTTCATATTCAGCCTTTTCCTGGTCCTTCCCGCCCAACATAATGTCCCCTTCCTGATCGCTTTTGTAGATAATAACCTCTACCCTTCCGTCCGGTCCTATCTTTTTTTCTTCACTCTGATAGATAATTTGCTCCAAAGGTTTACGTGCTTTTTCCGAATATTCTGTCGTATAAAAACGTTTATCCGGGGCCCAAAATTCAGATGGCTTTTCAGAAACCTCTAGATTAATAGACTTTTTATAGGGTAGCACGACCCCTTTTTCCGTGTCCAAAAATGTCTCCATATTTTCCTGTGGCGTTTTTTCTTCAGGACAATCTTTATCCATGATACTACCCATGTATAATAATAGTTTAGAAGAAAATTTATAGGATATAAATGTTCGGATGGATAATACTCTGGTTGCTTTTTATTATAATAATAATCATTTGGTTTTTAAATTCTAAAAAATTAATGATTAGGGCCCCGGACGGTTATACATATCATTTGGAACAACAAGGATCATTGTCCACTTTTATGGAGATACGTCGTCGGATAAAATTACTGGCAGCACATTTAATGGTACATCGTTATCCTGGATATCAGGAATATGTAGATAGATTGCTCCAAAGGCTTCCCGATATTAAGTTCGAGGAGACACCTCTGGACCGGGAGGAAACTAGTTTTACGATCAACAAGGGTGAAAAAATATCATTGTGTCTTAGGTCTAGGATAGACCATCGTGTCCATTCCATCAACCTGATTATGTATGTGGTTCTGCATGAACTGGCACATGTCGCCTCCCCGGAACTAAATCATACGGACCTTTTTTACCGGATTTTTAACCTGTTGCTCCGTGAGGCTCGTATCCTGGGCATCTATCGACCTTTTTGGGGTCCACAAGAATATTGTGGTATAATAGTAGAACCATATGAACGATCCCATTAAAATCATCCATAAATATAAGAATAATCATAGGCGCGTCCAGTACCGGGTCTATGTTTTTATAGGGGATCTGGTGGAACCAGAATGTTTGCGCGTACTCCAAAAGATCCAGAATTGGGATCTGGAAAGAGCATGGACCCAACTTGATGCACGGGAAAGAAGCATATTGGAAAATTTTTATGGAGAGTTTTGGTATGAAAAAATTTATCTATCCCATCACATTAGGAACATCCAGGAAAGAATACTTAAAGATCCTTCCAAAATGGAGGAGATTCTCGAAATTTATGGCCGGTCGTGGACCGAAAAACATATCCGGGAATATCGTAAACGCCTTCAGGTGGTTACATATCGTTATGAATACATGGTAAAGGACCAGTTGGAAAAACGTATGTCCAAAAAAATGCTTAAACAACAACAGCAGGAAATTATCGAACAGATCGACTTCACCACACTAAAAGGCGGACAAAATGAGTTCGACCCTGAGGATCTTGAAAATGAAAGACGACTGGCCGAACTGGAGGATGAGGAACAGAGTGTAAGTTTCGAGGATGTCGAAAAATATTATGCCGAACTGGATGAAGTGGACCAAAATCTTAAAAAAACTACCCATGATATCAAAAATATTATTAGTGATGATGTTTACCGAAATATAGTTTCCCAAATATTAGAGTTCGACACCAGTAAAAATGAGAGTCTTTTGGACGAAAAGTTAGAAGATGTCTACCAAAAAAGTTATGTTACTGGACAATATATATTCAAGGATGATACCATCCGGAACATGCGCAACAAAATTACCTGTTCTTTTAAAAATGATCCTAAGTTTGGTCAGGATGCCTATATAATACCATCCTATCAATACTTTTGGTCGGAATATTATTTCGAGGGCAGGATCGAAAAGATTATGATCGGTCAAAAATTTACGGTACGTAATATGTTGCTTAAATTGGATGTAGAACCCAATAATAATCTGGGTATTTATGAGGAACTGCGCGGTAACTTAAGACTACTCCGTGACAATATTCATCGGCACGGGAAAATAAAAAAAGAGGATGATGATTATAATATCCTTTATGATTATGAAGGATACTATACTTGTAATGAAATATTTATGATAGACATTTATAATGAGCTAGGACTAGACTATCATCCTAGTCCCGAAGAGTTACGCAACCTTCTGGACGTCTACTTTCGCATCTACTTTATCGGGATACGTCCCGAGGATGTTCAGAATATTATTGACTTTTTGGACACCAGGCTGCCCGAATCCCGTAAAACTATGGAGCGCAACCGTCTCAAAAGTATTTTTGAGACAGTTCAGAATGATCTGATCTTGGAGAACCAGGTGGTGCATACTGTGGAGGAATTACCCAAAAGGGTACCCGAATACCATCAAATATTTCAGGAGAATTATATCACCCAAACAGTAGTACGGACCTATCTTCTGGGAAAAATGGAACGTCTGGACCTTTTTCGTATTTTTGATAATTTTGTGCTTAATGACGTCTATCCGTTCGTACAGTATCAGCCGGTTGAGGGAGCGCCCAGATATCGGTATCATGAACGTTATCTTCTGGAGAGTGGCAAAAAGGAGATGATCATGAAATGGTTCGAAACATCTCCCTATGGTCTTAGTTTTAAGGTTAAATTTTCGGGACAAAGTTCTGCCGAGATCAGGTATATAGCAGTCAACCTGAATGAGACGGGACGCATCGATTATAAAATACAATGGAAGGAGGAAGACCATGCCACCAGCCGGGATATCGAGACTACCTATGATATTATACGCAGTCTCATCGGAAAAATTAACCAGGAGAATCGTTCCTATGGTATTAAATTGCATATTCCCAAAAATCAGGAGTTTAAGTTTGCCTTTATTAATTCCATTCAAAAGTTTGAGCTGCCCGAAAAGTTTGTCGTCAACCATAATGACCTCTCCGAGTTTGCCCGCTACTTTTTCCCGTACGTTGCATTGGTAGTGGAGCCGCGCAAACGTAAGGGTCGTTCGCTCCTGGTCCAGGACGAAAAAGGAAAGTTTGGTACCTATCTACGCTACAAACGTGTGTCCAAATATGAAAATCGCAGCCGGATAGAATATCGTATCCTTTATTTTATGCGCAACTATGAATATAATGAGGAGTCATTGATCAATGAGATTAGTAAAGATTTTAACATTACGGAGGAACAGGCCGCCCAGGAGATCCAACGGGTGAGGGAAAAATATCCGGGGGTCAAGAAGTCTAGAAAAATTCTCAAAAAAATGGAGAATATACCTAAATATAAACCTCCTGGAACAGGAATCGATATACAGGGCAAAACGCGCCAGAATTATAAGATCAGGATTGCGGGCGCCAAAGACTGGGGACAATTGGCGCGGATCATTCGTTTCGTAAACATATTCATCTACCTCTATCTGGAGATCTATCTCTACAGGCTCCCCGAGAAACAATATATCCGGGACCAGTTACGACGTTTGACACGTGTGGCCCGTAGGAGGAACAAGGTCGAGGAGGTTGTGGACTATGAGGAGTCGACCAAAACGGTCAAGCAGATGACGCGTATTGACTCTAAAAGATTAAAATATCGGGCCGATGAAACACAAAACCAATGGACGCGTAACTGTCAGAACTCCGGTGAGGACAAATTACGCCGACCACAACAGTACATCAACGAGGCGGATTTGATCGCCCGGGGATATAGTTGGCGAGAAAAGTTGGATGATATTCCCTATGGGCATTATGCCCGTGAGGTCTGGGTGGACGAAGATGGACGGGTTGATTCTGGCAAAAAGAAGCATCATGTCGTCCTGCGGGCTGTCCGGCTCCCTCTGGATGATGGACGTTTTGTATACTACACCTGCAATCCTGAGGAAAATGGGAAACATATGTTTATTGGATTCCTGACAAAGGCAAAAACGCCCATGGGGGACCTAGCACCCTGCTGCTTTATTAAGGACCAGTTCTATTCTAAAAATCCTGAAAAAAGGAATATTTATCTCCAGGGTATAGGTATTGGTCAGGCCATCCAGGCACCCATGACCATGGGTAGTCAGCTCTATATTCTCCAGGACAGTAATAAAATACAGGAAGGACGTTTCGCCTTTTTGCCCAAAGATCTGGATATATTTTTTAACATCTCATTGGGCCATGAGCGCATCATCCGTAACCATTATCTCATCTCGAGCCGTACCGGCTACTTTTTTAAATATGGTGTCCAACAGAGCCCACAGGACGAATATCATTTTTTGAGTTCTATTTGTGCTCTCTATGATATGGGGGTCGAAGAACTACGCAAACGTATGGTACATTTTTTGGAAAATGATAAAGATCTACGTACTTTTACCAGTCTGAACAATGGTGACCTGCGCAACCAGTTCGGAGACCTGGAAACTTATTTAAATTATCTGCGCTACAATAATTATCCGGAACACCGCCTTCTGGGCGACCTTTTGTGTATGCCTGGGATACTCTACGAACATGGGACCAATCTGATCATTTTTGAAAGGCGTACTGGTGAGAATAAACAGGATGAACAAATTTATGTACTCTGCCAGAATGTCGAAGATTTGGAGAACCTTAAGGATCCGGAGCGTGCGACCATTTTCCTCATCCGGGAGGGTAAAATTTATTTTCCCATCGTTCAGGTTGTCAAAACGCAACGACAGACCGGCGAAAGGGTGGTACAGATCAACCGTGCTTTTCATTATGCAGCGGAGACCCAGAATATTGTCAATCATTTGCTCGAATACTATACATTAAATTGTCGGTCCGAATACTCCATTCTGGTAAAAGATCCTTGGGGTCAGGGTGAGACGGCCAAAATAGCCTACCGCATACTTCTAAAAAATGGATATCATGTACGTCGCCAATATCTGGACGCCCGTTTCAAATGTAGATATTTGGTCACGCAGGAGGGTTATCTGGTGCCCGTACTGCCCTCGGGGAGTATCTACCATCTACCCCATATCGACAGATTGGCCCGATATCTGCATAGTTTTGACCAGACATATGAACATCTCATCAAATTGTCCCAGATGGGCCTGCATACCAAACCTTTGGGCATAACCTATAATAAGCAGGAGGATGGCCACTATTGGGCGAATGCCCTGCTTACCCAAAACTATAGTGAGGTGCCCATTACGCCCGAAAAAATTTCACCGGATCGTATTAAAGGATTGGGTCTGGTTACGGTCAAACAGGAGGTTAACCTGGACCAAGAGATCGCCCGGGGACAGAATAATACCCCTGTGGACCGGAGAATCCTAGCGCTCTCCAAATATAGCTACGAAACGGAACTCTACCAACTTTTCCGCTTCCATCTTTCCTACTATCTCAACCAGGTGGACCTAAAATTGCGGGAGCACATCATGCAACAAATCTTGGGAAATTATCCGGATAAAAGGAAAAATATTAAAAAAATGCTCTACGAGGCGTCCGACCAAAGGCTCTACCAGACTTTTCTGGAACTACTCCGGAGGAGGGCGCAGACTGCAGGGGCGGAAGAAAAGCAGGCTGAAAAATCTGTCCAGATTGTGCCCGATTTTCCGGAGACAGATGCACATACGATCGTACACAGCCATCCTCCCGAGCTGCCCAGGGTCCGGCTACCTAGTGGCTGGATACGGATCCTACCGCGTGATCATGCCATCAACTATCCGGAATATCACATCCAGAATATACGGGAGCTCTGCTATCTACAGGACAAAGACGCCTGCCAGAAGAGATACCATTGTTCCTGGGACCCCCGGGACAAAATCTGTCTGCTCTCCGTACGCGAGGACAACTTTATAGAGTACATTAACAGGGTCGTTGAGGAGCTTGTGGAGAATGGTCTGCGCGCTCAGGAGATCCTTCGTGTGGGTAACTATTTTGTTTCCGATATAGTAAGCTATCAAGTTTATACAGAACGACCCTACGAACGTTTGGTTATTGCGTCCGCAGTCAATCTTAATAAGGTTCTGGCGGAAGTTTTTGGTAAGGAAAATTTGCCCCGTGTGGGCCGTAGAAAAAAGATAGACCGTCTTGAGAAGGACTATATCGAACTGAATGCCCAGAATCCTTTACGTGAGGACCATAAATGGTATTATCAAACCGTCCTCGAACATAATAATAGCCTCTACCGTGCCTTCGCCAACTGTTATTATTGGACAACACACCCCTATTCTGCCGTAGAATATCGTAACCTAGGCTATTATTCTACACTACAAACTATTCTGGCCAACATCTATAAGGCACAGGTTATCGATTATCTCCGCCGATCAGGGGGCCAGAACCAAAATTTTTTGATCAGACTGAGTACAGAAATACGCAGTCTGACCGATGGCCATTTGGAGCTGGACACATTGTCCAAAATTTATCATGTACGGATAACCATTTATAATGAACAGATGGAGGAAATCGCACATTTTGGAAAAAATAAGATTCCCATTGACATAAAATTTTATTTTATGACCGGTAATATTTATCCGGACAAAATAGATGCACTCTATAAACGTAAATAGGATATCCTGATGTTTCAACTAGTGATCAAAGAAAAATTTATGTGCGTTTATATTATCTAATGTCCAGCGATGGTAAAATGCTTAGAGAAATGATCCAACGTCAGCTTCCCGATGTGCCACCAGAATGGCGGCTTTCGGTCAATGATATGAAACGTATTTGTAAATATATAAATTCGAGTATTTTTGATCCTGAAAAATGTTCCATCTGGAATGGTTATATCACCAATATGAACAACAACAATAAGGGTACCTATATTAATTTCTATTTCAAGAATAAAAAAGTGGCCCTACACCGTCTACTCTACAGTAATTATGTGTCCCCGCTCACTCCGACAGAATATCTTAAGTTCAACTGTGATAATAAAGGTATTTGCTGTAATGTTAACCATTATGAAAAGTATAAATATTCTCGTGTTAAACGGGATATATATAAATCGGAAAAAAAGACCAAAAAAACAGAAGATATTCAAATTGGTACAGACAATCCAGACGATTTGGTGATCGACTTTGGTCAATAGTTCCTTGGACGTCTTTTTTTGGAATTTTTATCTTTTCCGCCCTTTTTAAGGGCCTTAAGTGCCCGTTCTTTTTTGTCCATAATTATTTGGGCAATATTGACAATATTAGAAGGAACCTCACGCGGGATTACACTAGGTTCATGATAAAACTCCCGCCGTACAATAGGAGGGTAGCCACCTATCGGTTCAAAGCTCATTCTTTCTATATAATATAATCTATAATGGATATTCCACATATAATTATGGAGGCACTTGAGAAGTACGATGCTGCTACGGAAGTGGTCGAAAAACTCTCCCAAAATACTTATTTGATCATTAATAAATCGGAGAATGATCTGGAAAGATCATCATTTATTTTTATGGACCGTCAGGAAAATCATGTAATCCTGGAAACTGAGGTAGAAATTTTGGCCGTTTATTATAGTAAATATCAACTATGGAACTGGGCCTGGGCACATCCTGCCCTGACCAGTTCGGAAAACTATCTTTCGCGGGAGATCCTTAAATATGCCCTACGTCTTGGCCCCGAAATGGCCTATATTAAAAATATACTGGTTATGTCCCGGGGGATCATTGATAGTATTTGGCAGATAGATATCAACCTGGCAATTTGTGCGGATATTCTTAAAAAATATTATATCTACCAATATCAGGTAAAAATAGGACAGGATATTCTCATCTATTATTTTGTCCTGTTGGACGATTCTAAGATAGAGGAATTTAGGGAAAATATGGCTTATAAATGAGTACACGGTACCGATCGTTCGGATAGACCGAAATGCCATCGATCATATCATCATCATAAAGTTCGGGCAGCCCATAATAGTCCGCATTAGTATAGCGGATTCCGTTAACTCTAACATGATCTAACGGAATTTTGAGCTCCATTTTGCCTGGATATTTTTGGTCTACTACATAATAAAAATAACGGTTCGGATTATATTGTGATCTGAAACGGAAAAGTGGTAGCATATTAGGGGCCTCTGTGGACTCCTTCGTAGACTCCTTCGTAGACTCCTTCGTAGACTCCCTCGTAGGATCCTGGTCGTCCGAATGTTTGACCAAAATACCATTAAGAATAGGTGTCTCCATTTTTTCGTGTAGGGGTACACTCGGGGATATACTAATGGAAGAATATTTTACGGGATGCGGATAGCTGGGACAACGGTATGATTGTGGATGTTGCGCATAGAGTAGAAGGATGATCAGGACGATGGCTATGATAATAATAATAGTTGAACCTGAAATGGTCGATAAGTTCATTATAATATCAAAATATAATTTGGCAATGTTAGTATAACTATATGGTCCAAAAGGTCCAAATCGCCTATCTTTTGCCCAATACCTGTTATTTTTCAGAAATAGGGCAATATCTAATCCGTTTCCTTTATGTTAAAATTTCCGCCGAAAATTACCATCAGGCACGCCGTGCTCTGGACGACTATCTTTGGGGGGAAATATCACGCTACATCTATTTCCATAATATTGATGTGGAAGATTTGGAGGCTGGATTATCGTCCATCTGCCAGACCGTAGTTTCATACTATCCGGGAAAGGATTTACAACATTTTTATTTTCATACTGAAATAAGCTACAGTTTTCCGAAAGGATGTCTGGAGATAGTCCATGCAGAACGTCTTTTTAAGGCTCCTCAGAATATGAACCACCTGGGCTGCCTCTTTAGCCTAAAACATACTGTGGTTGAGGATACATGTGCCCTGCTCTATTATCGCTACGATCTTTCGGCGGCCAAAAAAATAAAGCCCGAGTCCATTAGTAGGGCAGATATTTTGCGCGCCTTGCGGAGACGTTACTATCTGACGGCCGTTCTGGTGGGAAAACAGGAACTGGTCAAATATTATTACCGTGAACCGGACAACCTGGCGGACGGTATCCTAGGCGGACGAATTAAAAAAATTAAATTCGATGTCCATGGCTATCATTTAGTTTGTTACTATGATACCGATAGCCGAGACTATATAAATCAGGTGGCCACTCGTATGAACGGCCAAGTACTCATCCGTGGCGATGCTCTTTTTCTCCATGAACTGGCCGATGATATCTATGCTAATCTAAGCCGCCGTGAACTCAAAAGGCTTAATGTGCTCAGCTATCAGTCAAAAATAACACCCCCGGAGGATCTTTGGAATCGTTATCTGGTTGTAGAATATTTGATGCAACAATATCATGACATTAAAAATCGTTGTAGTATTTGTCAACAGGCTGATGTCTCCCAGATCTGTCAGATTTGCTACCGTGCTAAAATATGTGGTTCCCAGACCTGTCAGGAACAACATCATAAACTTTGTACTTTAATTAATTAAAAATGATATCTTCGTTTGGATAATCCGGCGGAATATCTAGAATATACTTATAAAAAGAATGGATAAAAATGATCTTTTGAAAGAAGTGGTCGCCCAGAATAGGCTACAAGGATCGCAGCCTTCCGATGAAATAGAACTTTCTGATCTTAAGACTGATAATGTAATTGAAGATGCACAGATGCCAAAAATGACACAATCTTTGTCCAACAAAAAATATCCAGAACATGTCCGTTCACAGGGATCGCAGGGACTGCAAGGACTGCAAGGGCCGCAGGGGCCGCAGGGACCGCAGGGACCGCAGGAACCGCAGGAACCACAAGAACCGCGGGAACCGCAAGGACGCAAAATTTCCCCCATTATCATTGACTATCTAATTATGCCCATTATTTTGATATTTCTTTTTGTGCTTATGGTCTGGCCTAAAACTTCCAATCTGATCGGTAAAGTTTTGCCCAGGCTCAAGGATATGAAAGGATATTTGGCGCGTGGAATTTTGCTGGCCATCCTCTATCTGACCGTCCGTTATCTTTTAGCCCGTACATTAAAAAGTTGAAATTCGAGTATTATATTTTAAAAATCTAATTGAAAAGCATGAACCCCCAAACTGCCCAAAAACAGATCAAAGACATATTAGACCAGATTCTGGCCAACCGGGCAGAATTTTTAGACTCCCTCAACTATTATGAGCTCAAAGTAATTTTATGCTATCTTGACAAGGTCCAGGTATCCCAAATTATTGAAGAATACCTCCAAAATTTTTTTGAAAAACTATTGCCTGATAGTTCCACCGTCCACTATACATTGGCACATTGTCTGCAGGCCTATCAATATTATAAAAGTTTTATCCATAATCTTGTCCGGATTTTTTTCCAATTTCTTAAGGATGAAAAATATAAAATACTATTTTATAATAAAATTATATCCATCCTAGAAAAGATAGAACTGGACATTATCTATTTAAACCTTACTAACATCGGGATGTTCGTGGATTTCATACTAGAGCTGGACTCTATCGCCAAACTGTTAAATAAAAATAATGAAGCTTCTATATTCACAAAACTTAAAAGAATTTTACGCCTTCTGGATTCCCATTTTATGGACGTTCTCATGGGATATCTGGACCAATTAATGTCCCAAAAGTTGGATAAAATTTTTCAGTCCAAAGGTGAAATTATCAAAATTATCCAAGTGATAAATCTTTATCTGGCCTGTTTTATCAATTATAGTTGCTTTTCTGAAAATTTTAGACAACCATGTACCATGGTTATGATTTATTATCGGAAATACTTTGTCACACGGCTCATTAATCTATACTTGAAGGGTGAAACATCCAGGGTAAGATATTTGTTAGAATACGATCTTTTGAAGAAAATTAAGACATATTATGTCCAAAAATGGAATTTTTATAGAATGCTTATAGATGTATTTGGGCTAAAACATGATTCTAATGGCCCTAGTGGTTGCAGATATCTAATCCTTCGAGAGAGAATTTGGCCTTTGGAATATCAGGTTAGGAAGATCCCTCTACCCAAGGAGATTATTCCAATGGAGGATCCCCGGATTTTCTGGCAACCCTATGGGTATGCACAATTTAGAGTCCACACGGAGGATGCACAGTTTACGCTCCTCTGCTATCTACCACAAGCAATTATACTGCTCCATCTGAACAAATACCCCCAATATTCTCCGGAGGAACTTGCCCATCTCTATCAACTACCCTTAGGCCTGATACGTGCGGCCTCCTATACATTGTTCACTATCAATCTGTTAATTTATGATGAACAAAAGCAAATATACCATCTGAACAAATACATCCCACATTTTAAGTTTTTGGACATCCGTCAGGAGTTCCAGAATTTACAAAATTTCCAAAATTTGAAATATTAAATAATTCATATTGATAGGTCATTGACGTATCAATAAAAAAAAAAAAAAAAAA